TTCTACTTGAAAAGTATTTGGAAATACCACATAATTATACTTTTCTAGTCCCATGTTTTCCTGATTAGGATCAGTGTAAGGTTTGACTGTAACCTTACCGATTGTTTCAAATTTTGTACTCATTTTTGTTGGTTTATTTTATGACTGACAAATATAATAAAAAAGGGGAGGAAGTTGCTTGGCATCCACCTCCCCCTTTAGTATTAGTAGTAGGATTATAGTGATCCTCCTGTGATAGGGTTACGCATCACAATTTTCAACACTTTAGTTGGATCTTCTACTTTGATTGCAGGCATTGCCTGAGTCATGTAGATTTGGTATCCATTAAAGTTACCTGAAGATGCAAAACCTTGTGTACGACCCATATAGTCCATAGTACCATTTACATAGCGCCATACAAGGTCTTTGTTCCAAGCACACTTCAACAATTTGATATTGTCTTGACCGTTCTCAGTAATATCAAAGATGATAAATGAGTAAGAAGACAAACGGAAACCATCAATGATTGGGTTTTCAATCTCATTGTTTTGAAGGTTATCAAATGCTGGGTTCAATACAAACTTCACATTAGCCAAGAATGGAATAGTGTAGCTTGTGAAAGAGAAGCCATAAGACAAGTCCATTCCTGAACCTTTAACAGCATCCAATTCTTTAGCATTCAATACAAGACCTGATGCAAATGCTTCACGCTTAATTGCCTCATTGATCATGCGCATACCACCCATACCGGTTTGAACAATCAACTCACGTTTTGGATCTGGACCTTGGAAGTCAACTTTACCATTGTAGAAGTTGAAAATCTCAGAGCGGAAGATATCAAGACGGAAGTCAGATTTGTTGTAAACATGCTTGTAAGACAAGTCTAATTGTTTCCACAAACCAACTGACAAACGAAGATCATCTGGACCATCTTGCTTAATGCGACCACCTTTACCCCACATAAGGTAAGTTTCAATGTCATAAGCAATTTTAGAAAGGTGAGCTGCTTCAAGTTTAGTGATGAAAGAGCGAACAAGGTTACCATTGTCCATTGCTTTTTTCACATAACCTTGACCTTTTGCTGCAACCATACCTTCTAAAGTATTGATAGATGGATCCATGGTTGTATCAAAGTTTTTCCAAATCTCAACAACTGGTACAGAACCATCAGCTTGCATACCACCTTTCTCCATCAATTTAACTTTAGAAGAGATTGTGTAGTGAACGTGAGCATCAGCATTACCAACATAGTTGTAGAACTCACGGCTTGTGTGAGTCATAGAGATATCAGAGTAACGCTCACCATATTCACCGCGTGCAGAACCTACACGGAAGAAATAAGTGTTGTTAGTCAAGAAACGGTTGTCAAATGTTGCAGATGAATCATTGTTTGGCATCTGAACAGTATAGATAAAGCCATCACCCATGTCAAGGATATCCTCGTCAGTAATGTAAAGTTCTTTACCATTGAATTTGTCATAAGTGATGATATCACCATGTCCAAATACGCGCTTGTTCAATTTGATTTTGAACGGTGTACCATCAATACCTTTTGCTGTATTTGATGGATCAAGATCTTCCATGATGAAAGGAAGTTCTTCTGATACAGGTGTTGACCACTTGTATTCACCACGAGGGTGGTTTACCTCAATAACATTCTTACCATTGAAAGATGACATTTGATACAAAGGCATTTCCAACTTTTTAACTTGCGCCCAAAGTTCAATTGGACCTAAGTCATCTGGTTGTGCATCCTTCATCAAATTCATCAAGTGGTAAGAATCCACATGAGAGCTTGCTGTGTAATAGTTGTCCCGGAGGAACATACCATTATTTAGAACTGGTGTACTCATTTTTATTTATTATTTAATTGTTTACTATTTAATTATCTGGAAAAAAGTGATCTGCCTTGCCTTTTAACGGGCTCTCTTTTAGCAGTAACTCTTCCAGCATTTGATGCCTGCTCTCCAATTCCAGTTGATGAAGCATTTCTTGAAGCTTCTTCAGTTCTTAATTGGCGAACAGTATTTGCATTAGCTGTGTTTGCACCTAATTGTTTTACTGAATTGCGGTATTCAACCGGATCAGCTAACAACCAAAGTGCTTCAGCAACTAAAGATGGATTAGCTTTTGGACCAAATTGATGTTGCTCAAGTAGATATCCTAATGCATTTGTAGGATTTCCTTTTGAGTCTTGATACTTAGTTGCATCTGTTAAGCCATAATAAAGCATTGTTTGAACTTTATTATTTAATGGAATACCATTTAAGTTTTTAGCATTTAATGTTGAATAAACAACATCATGGTATTTCTTTTCCATCTCAACCTTGCGCGCCTGTGCACTTTGCTGATCCTGTAATCTTTTTTCAATTACTTCAGCCTGGCGTGAATCTAACTTCGGTTTGTATCTTTCAGCATATTTAGCTAAGTCACCTCTATCTTTAAGAACATTAATTTCATCCTCAATTTCTTCTACAGATCCATACCCGGTAAGATTTAAGTATTGTCTAGCAATTACTTCTTGATCTTCTTCCTTTGTTACATCCAAGTCAAAGGTTTCTTGTGCTTTAGCCAATTGATTAAATACCGATTTAATATCTTGACCTCCATTTAAAGCATAATGAACAACCGCTTGAACTTCTTCAGGTAACTGTTGAAACAACTGAACTGGTGCATTTTGTGCAACTTCACTTGTTTGTGAGTCAATGTTTGCCTGAATGAGTTCTTCAAAATCATCAACTGTATAATCGGCTAATGCTTTTCCATCATCAAAAGGTTGTAGAATTCCTTTATCAATTAGTCTAGTTGCGGCTTCCACCATTGCATCTTTAACTAATTTAGGTCTTCCTCCTTTGTTGACTTGCGCTTGATCATCATCTTCTTCTTCATCTGTATTTAAAAGTGGCGCATCAACAATTGAAGATACTACAGCTTTTGCTACATCAGGGTCTTGAATAGATTCAGTATCATCATCACTAATCTCATCTAAGAACGATATGTCAACTTTGTTTGATTTCAATACTGATGGTTTAGTATCCGCAGGAGCTATAACAGAACTTGCGGAAGGGATTCCTAACAAATCATCAATGTTGTCAAACTCAATCTCTTGCACCGCTGCGCTAGAGACTTGTGCAGCTGCTTGAGCTGCTTTTTCTTCTTCTGTCATTTTTGTTGGTTTAATTACTGACTATGATATAATATAAGCAAATTTATTCAATTGTAAATAATATATGTTTAACTATTTTTGGTGCACAAAAAAGTTTTTGCAATACTATAGTTATAATTGATAAATTTTCTACTTATTAGGTTTTTTCTGATCAAAACGGTTCTTGTTTTCTCTAGCAATAGCAAACTCAATTTGCTTATTTTGAGACTCATTCATCAATTTTTGTTTCTCTAAGTCAAGTTTCTGTTGATGCAAGTTGTTTTTTGCAGACTCTTTTTCTCTGTTAAAGTTCATGGTTTCAGCATATTGCTCAGACTGCTTAACATCTTTGAGAACATCTTGGAAATCGGATTGCTCATTTTTGTTAACATCCTGCATAGCACCATAACCGGCAGCTTTAATCTCAGCTTCAAGCAATCTAGATCTGCGGTCTTTTTCTTTCTCGCGAGATTCATGGTCAAACACCATTTGTTTTTCTGCTTGTTTAGCTTTGATTTCCTCTTGCTGCATTTGTTCTTGATGCTGCATTTCTTCTTTGCGTCTCTCTTCAGTTTTTTGCTCTATGTCTTTAAGAATGCCATTAAGTGATCCAATTGAATCAGCTTGAATTGCTTTACCTAAGTCATAGATTGATGCACCTGTAGTATTATTACTCATGAACACTTGTTTAAGTTGTTCAAGCATATTTCTATTAGTTGCATTTGTTTGGCAAAATACATTTAAATCTACAAGCAATAAATCTGTTCCATTAATTTCAAAGTTTGTTCTCTCATCTGGAGAGATCATTCCTTGCAATCTAACAGATGATTTATTAGAATGGTAGTATTGGGCTAAGTCAGTACGCATTTGATGCACACGAGGCATTAAATGATCACTGTGTTGAATAAAATAAGTTTCTGTTTGTGCATAAGAACCAGATACTGCTTGTTCTACACCAGTAGCTGTATTTGTTTGACCCAATTGCTGACCCATTCGTTGTGGATTTAATCCCACAACTTCCATGGCTTGCTGTTTAAAGTAATTAGCCAATTGAATTCTAGACATCAATCGGTTTGATTGCTCAAGGTTTAATACTTGATAATGCTGAAAGTTAGTAGCATTTTCAGTATTGGCAATACTTGGATCTAAAGGTAACATTGAAAAGTCTTTCATTGCTACATATGCTTTAGCCAAATTGTTTTTACCCCAATCTTCACCCATTGAATGTTTAGGAATTGCATTTTGATCTAATACAATTACAGAACCTAATTCATCAACAAGAATATCTGCAATTTGATTATTACAGATGTTATATCCAATTTGTGCAGGTTTCATTAAATCCACCAAAGAAGTTGATTTAGTATTTCTATCAGAGAATACTTTTCCTTCAATTGGTAGTTTGGCACCATACATAGTTTTATCACCACGGAATTGGAATTTAAGCGGTCCTGGTTTCTGTCTGTCAATACCAACATAGATTGGATCAAAGTCAGTATCAGTTTCAGTATTAAAGATTGTTCTGTTATTTCCAATTTTTACACCACCCCATACTTGATTAATCCAAAACCAATCTATGTGATCGCCAAAGATTAAATTATCAGCAGCTTCTTTTTTCTGAAATACTTTGTTGTAAATAGGTTTAGTAGTTACCACATAGTTTTCATCTACTATCTCAGTAATAACTGCTCCATCTTCATCAATCTTAGTCAATTGGCCAACTCTGCGTTGTGTCTTCCAATATACAGTAGAAACACGCAGTAATTCCACAGTGTGTAAGTTACCTGCATGTTCACTCTGTCCAACAATATAAGATACAACATCATGGGGGTCATGAGCATTCTCTAGGAAAGAGAGATGCCTGCGCATATCAACACCTGATCTACGATTAGATTCATAAGAATCATCTGAGTTGTATAGTGATCCATCATTAGGAATACCATCAATCATATATCTTGCTGATCTAGCCGGATGTAATAATTCTAATGTTTCTAACTGTTCTGCAGTCATCAAGTAGCCATACTTATCTACTACATCTGAAATAGTAAGCATGTCTATCCATCCTGCCCAGTTACCTTGTGAAATATAATGAACATTAGGAGATTTATGATAAAATGATAATGCTGGATTTAATAACTCAATGTTATAATCATCTTCAAGCATTTTAAAATGCCAAAACTCACTATCAGTAATTAATGAATCTCTGAAAGCAAGTTCTTCCATTTCATCCATTCTAAAGCGGTTAACATCAATTGCATGTTGTTTAACTGCCCATCTTTCAGCCATAGTTTGATATTTCTTAGAATAGAAATCTTCAATCTCTGGTAATTTTTTTAATGCTTCTGGATCAAGTTGTTGTTGAGCTTCTTCAGAATTAGGATCCATTCCCATTTCTACCATCTTAGCTACTAACTTTTGCTGAGCATATTCAACAAGCACTTTGCTTATTTCCTCAGTCTTTTTTTCCATGATCTCATTGTAAGAATACTCATCAATTGCACGGTAGTCAATCTTAGTATTTCTTTTAGCAAATTCAGAAACCATTGTGTTAATAACATTTGGAATAATAGGATAGAACTTTAATTCCAAAGCTTCATTTTGACCTTCGGTTAAAACCTCAACCATTTCAGTCATTTCATTCTCAACATCTGGCAGGTAATCTGTCTTATCAATTGTTCCTTTAGCAAGTTTATAATTCTTCATTATGCGTCTTGCCTTAGCTTGAATTTGTTTAATCCCTTGCCATTCTAGCCAATCTATATTCCACTTTGACCACTCATCATCTTTTTCATCAGAAGGAACAAATTGAATTGGTTGAGTAAAAACACCAAATCTATTTTTTTTGGTTCTTTTACCCTTTTTTAAATCTATTGCATTTAAAATTTCCATTATCTAATATTTTTAAATGGATTGCGCGGCTTCTTCATTGATAAAGATTCACTGCTTGATCCAATATGCCTAAAGAGACTCTTATTTAATTTATACAAATTTTCTGACTTTTCCAAATGTTCTTCATTATCATACTCAACTCTTTTCTTTAATCCTCTACTTGCTTCCTGTATTTTTACAAAAGTAATTAAGGCTGCTAATGAAATTAATCTATCCACGTTGACTCCAGGCTGATAGTGTTCCATCTCAACCATAGACATGTAATCCGGTATTCTAGATATACCATAATGCTTTTTATATATCTTTCCAGAGTCATCAGTTTCTACATCTAATTCTTCTCTAAGGTACTCAATTAAATAACTGAGCATTACAGTTTTAAATATTGTAGAAACATTTCGCCAACCATATTGCTGAAATTGTGTTTTGGACATTTGTATCTCTTTTGAAAATACAATTTGAGATGATGGTACCAAATACTTTTGTTTTCTTTTAAACTGCATGTACTGAATAAATAAAGGCACGTTGTTCTCTACTACAGTCCAAGCCTGATACCATTCAATAATTAGTTCTAATCTTTCATGAGTTTTATTGATATCATCATATCGCCCTGTCCAAGCACATACAATTTTATCTCCTTCTATAAATGTTTCTACTTCTCCATTGGTCATTACTCTTTGTATATGAACTGGATTCTTATAAACATGGATAGAACATAATGAGTCTGAAGTTACTGTTTTACCTTCAGACACGGGGTCAACAGAAGCATAGTAAGTTGTGCAAAATTCCTTTTCTTCATCTGGTTCCTCCCATACTTGAATAGCACCTGATTTATCTTCGGCATTCTTTTCTATAGGAAAGGTTAGAATTGGTTTCTTGGTTGTTGGACTAGCAATAATGTCACCCTTGTTATCATAAGCAAGGTTAATGCATCGGTATGGATAATCTCCTTCTTCAATATCCCGCTTATGTGATTTTACAAGTTCTAATGGGAAAATGCTTTCACCTCTAAAGGCAAAGGCTTCTTCCATATTTGTTGGTCGCTGAGAACATCTA